ATCAGCACAGCCCCGGAGGGCTGTGCTGATAGTAGATTAACAGACCCACCCCACCTCTGCGTGCCCAATGTCATTCGACCCGTCTGAGGGGTAGGGGGCGGTGCTTCGGGTGAGGTAGGTCTGTATGAGTGTATTGTACGCGATCTTGTTGTGACTGCAGCCATGGAGGGGGAGAGAATATTTAAATTCTCCCCCCCATCCGGGTTAGTGGTTGTTCTCGATACTGACGGCATCGATACCAACTCCATCCACGTTCTTGACGCGGAAGCATCGGAGCGCACCTGCCGTATGGTCGAAGTACACAACGGTGTTTACCGAGTCCGAATCGTACTCGGAGTTCTTGATAGCCGTCACATCGTACTTCGAACCGAACTTGGCAACAAGCGTAGGGTTTCGAGTGCAGAGTCGAATCGTAGGGGTGCCGCAAATCTTGCGGTACGCGACACGAATCCAACCGGAGTCAAGAACGCTGTACATGAACGCGGAGCGGTCGATGATGTCGGAAGGCACGTCAAGGAGGATCGCGGCAGGCTTCGCATCAATTGCTGCGGCTTGGAGGTGGAAGTGGGTCGGACGGGTGGAGGTGGTGTTCTGTAGCACGAGTGTATTGTACGATACTTTGTTGTGACTGCAGAGAGGGAGCACAAATAAATATAGATAAATTGGTGACCGCCTGCAGCCTGCAGTCACAACAAAGTATCGTACAATACCGGCATGAGCACCAACAAGATTCCACAGCGTACCCCGTTTCAACGTGACCAAGATTCGATCAATTGGATGTCGAGACGCATCTTGAAATTGGAAGCCGAAGTTGCCGCATTGAAGTTTGCCGCGATGACTCCGCAGGAACTCGAGCAACTCGCTGCGAACTTGGCAGACAACGATGCATTCTGCGAAACCCTGCGCTGCAACAAATAAACTTCACTCCCTGCGCTGCAGTCACAACAAGATCGAGTACAATACCGACATGGCAAACACCACCACTACCGTCAATCACTCAGACCTACCCTGCACCTGCACTAGCATGGATCAATACGTAGATGGCTTATGCCCCGGATGCACTGAAGCCGCAGACCGCGATGCGGACTTGAAGGAACACGTGGACGCACAAGGCACTAGTGCCGAGGAACCCCGCGAAGGGGACGATGACCGCTACCATAGCGGTACGGGTGAGTCGATGGACGACCCATCGTATGAACGCTACCTGAACCGATAACCTCGAGGGAGGGAAGGGAACCAAGAACCCCCCGCAAGGGGGGTTCTTGCCTGTGTGCGCCAGGTTTGCCAGGTTGCACGAATAAATTTATTCGTGCAGCTATGCTGCAGTCACGACAAATTCGTGTATAATTCTCGTATGAGCACCAACGGCCCTAACGATGAAACCCCACGCACCACCTACCCAATTCCTGCGGAGATGATTGAGGATGCTTTCGAAGGGGATGACGTGACCGAAGGGGATGACAGCGACATCGATCCCCCATTCGACTACTCGGCACCCGAAGACGACTCGGACCCCTACGCCGATGACCACAAGGGGTACGATCACCCGGAGTTCGATGACTGACCAACTGAGGGAAGGAAGGGCACACAGAGCACCCGCAAGGGTGCTCTGTCATTTATTAATTAAATTAATTTAGTGAATTTAACAGTGTCCAAACAGTGAATTTGGGTACTTTATTATTACCGGACATGGGTTCGGCTAGATAGGACACAAATTTTCTCAAATATCTTCAAAAACCTCATATGCCTTAAAATTTTTGCAGGGGGTAAACACTCAAATACCTCAAAGTACACCATATGCCTCAAAATTTTTTTGGGCACAGATACCTACCAAAAGGTCACTCTAAATACTTCTAAGGAGATACTATGCTAGAAAAAATTAAAAAGTTTGTTAAGAATGTGCCACTTATCGGTTGGGTTGTCGTTGGAGTAGTTCTTGCTGCTCTTGTTATCTTTAAGGTCTCGGAAGCCAAGGGACATCCTGGTTATCCTCAAGAGACACCTGTAGTTGCTCCTGCCAAGTAACTGAAAGGGCTCTATATAGCCCTACGATTGGTTATAAGGGGTTCTGATTCATTATCTGAGTCAGAACCCCTTATGTATTGTGAAAGGCTGTAGGAGGCTTTATAAAAATTTTTATTATTATGGTTTAAAGTTACGACTCATTTTACTAATCATATCGATTGGCATATAGTCTTTATAAGCATTCGGACTGGTATCACGATCACTACCATAGTTTGCACCAAATTCTTGAGTGATATCTGATACCTTGGTAGATGGTGTTAAACCAGCTGCACTTCTAGTAGCTTTTTTCTCAATATAGTTTTGTGCTCTTGTACTCAATCCCATAGGATCTTTACCATACATATCATCATCTGCTGCGCTCTGAATTGCAGCATCCGGTAATTGTCCAGCAATCATCTTAGTATGATGTTCTGCAAATTTAGGATCACTTTCTAAACGTTTCATTGCACCTAAAGCAATTTTTAAATGTTCACCAGTTGCTTGAGTTCCTGATGTACCCGGTCTTGGTGGGTATGCCATAACACCTTGATATTGATATTCACCTCTTGTTGGTGAAGATTCTTGTGTGTCAGCAATAATTCTTGCAATTGCATTTCGTTCATCTTCATTTACTCCTTCATATGCATGAGCTGACATCATGGCTCCTAATACATTTGCTCTTTGTGTACCTCTACCACGAGTTTGATCTCGTGATCTAAATTGATTTTGACCACCCATTGGCTCACTAGCTATCTGAGATGGATTTAAAACATTTACTTCTTGTAAAGTTTGTTGAAGATTGTTTAACTTTTCTTGAAGTTGTTCCGATAAATTTTTGTAATGTTGTGTTAGGTAATTCATAGTTGCATTGTCCTGTAAATTTGGAAGATTGTGAAAGTCGTTTGGGAAAAATGAGTATGCCATAATTTATTTTTTTTCTTTATTGAATGTAAGGTTTACTTTTGTTACTGCGTGATAATGATTGATTAAAGCTAGCTCTATCTGCTTCTCTTTGCTTGGATTTAGTATTATAATATTCTGTTGGATTAGATGTTTTGTCATCAAAATCATCCCCAACAGATACATAATCTTCCCCACTACTCGACATACCTTCAGGTGGTCCACTAATACCATATGTAATCTGTACATTTCCATCTTTATCTCGGTTTACATTACGTCTACCACTTCCATCAATCATACCAGATGTATTGGTATAACCTGGATCAGTGATCGTAATCATTTTTCCAGATTTAGTTACACCACGACCAGGTTTTCTTGGAGCTTCTTGTGGAATACCGAGACCACCAGCAAGACCACCTTCATATTTGACATGATCAGGCCTAGGAACAAATCCTTGGTCAGCAGGTGGTTTAAGTTTCTTAGTAGGTGAGGGCAACACAGTTCCTGCAGTTGAAAGCAATTTAGGTTGAGGTGTATAGTCTAATCCAGGTTTCATAAATTTTCTTATTGCTTCGTTTTCTCTAGCAATGTCACGGGGTTGTGTTTCTTTTTTACCTGGATAATAATATTCATTTAATGTAGCTGCTTGTTTCTGCTTCATCAAGAATAATTGATCTTGAAAATTTGGAAGATTGTGAAAGTCGTTTGGAAAAAATGAATATGCCATGAAATTATTTATAAAACCAAACAAACCCGAAAAAAACGAATAAATAGATGTATGAGAAATAATAAACCTCTTAGTTTAGAAGATACTATTCGTGCTGTCCATAATCAGCACAAAAATCGTCCAAGTCCACTCTTAATGATTCAAGAAGACAGTAATATTCACATGAGTCCTACTCAGGTTCCAGATAACATGAGACAAGCTCCAAATATTCGAGATCAACTCTTGAATAATTTTATACCAACAAATTCTAGATTTAGTTAATATACTCTAAGAGTCTTTATAGTACTAGTACTTTAAAGGTACTTAAGATATTCTTTTATATATTCTTTTATAGTTTACTTTATAGTTCTCTAGAGAACTTAGTCCCTCTAACAACTTAAAGTTTCTGTAAGTATATCAACTGAACTTTAAGAGTCAAATAAATAATAATATGATTCTTGAAAAAAGCAAATTGCTTAAAACTTTCTATACCCTGACCATGGAAGACAATGGTCCAAAGACTTTATCTGAGTTAATTTGTAAAATTGCTGTCAAAAAGAAAGAACCCTTTGCTCAAATTTTTGTATTGATTCCTCCTCCATACATGCAGGCAGTTATGGGTTACATACAAACCACAAAATTAACAGTCAAAAATGTGGTTAGCGATAATCAAAATTACATACTGGAGTTCTAATGGCAGAAGAGAACGAATTAAGTTTTAATGATCAGATTCTTAATCAACTATTAAGTTCTGGTACCAGTACCAGTAAATTACAAACTTTGTATCGAGGTTCGGATTTACAAAAAGAAACATATGCATCACTAGAAAATGATGATCTTGCATACAGACAGTTTATCACACGTACATATGGTTCATATGAAAATTATCTTACCCAAAATAAAATTAATCAAAACATCAATGTATTTGATCCAATGACTGATTATATCATGGATGTTACTGTTATTACAAAAGATACTTCATACAAAACAGATCATATTTCCACACAAGAAGTTATAATGGAAAATTTGACAGGTCTATGTACTGTGTATTTTACTAAAAAATCAAATGGTGCATCTAGGCGTTTGACGTGTACATTAGAACAAAATAGTATTCCTACATCTCAATCAAATACAAGACAAAATTTCTTTTCTCCACAAAAAGGTGATCGTGTAGTTGTATGGGATGTTAATGCTCAAGGTTGGAAATCTTTTTACATGTCCTCGGTTATTAAGTTTATTCGTGATGACACAACTGGATTAGAATAAATAATAATATCATGTCCACGGAAGAACAAAAACGTATTGATCATCTGTATGCAATACTCTTTCGTGAGTCAAAGATTATTGTCTCTAGTTACGAAAAATATTTAAAAGAAAAACTTACATCTAAAGAGTTAGCACAAAAGATGTTAAGTCTTCGAGATGCAGTACTTCGTATAGAAGACTCAAATAAATAATTGACATATATTGTGTTGGTGATATACTAACGCAGATGACTATTAACTACGAACCAAAACTTGATTACTCTGATGTTTTGATTGTTCCTCAAATTTCTGATGTAAAATCTAGAAACGATGTAAGTTTAGAAGTTTCAACAACTTTTAAATGTGGTAGAGTTTGGAAAGGTACGCCCGTCATGGCTGCTAACATGTCTACTATTGGTACACATGAAATGGCACTTGCTCTTTCCAAGTATAACATGGTAACGTGTCTTAAAAAGGGTTTTGATTATTATGATTCCTTTGTTAAACAATATGCCGATAAAGAACATAATGTTGCACTTAGTCTAGGACTAGATGCACAAAGTAAATTGTGGTTAGATACACCGATCACAAATGATCCAACGTTTATTTGCTTAGATGTAGCAAATGGTTATATGAAAGAGTTTCATTCTTTTGTTAGAAAGGTAAGAGAGAAATGTCCAACGTCAATAATTGTAGCAGGGAATGTGGTGACACCAGAAGGAGTGGAAGCCTTGTCGCTTGCTGGTGCAGACTTAGTGAAGATAGGAATTGGAGCCGGGTCAATGTGTCTGACACGGAGAATAGCGGGAGTGGGGTACCCCCAATTGTCCGCAGTCGTAGAGTGTGCGGAAACCGCAGCAGCATTAGATATTGGGATCGTTGCTGATGGTGGAGTAGTTCACTCCGGAGATATTGCAAAAGCATTCGTTGCCGGTGCAGCATTCGTTATGGTTGGTGGAATGTTTGCAGGGCACGATGAGTGTGGTGGTGAAATTCGTCATAAAGAGCATGGACAGCTCACAATGTTGCATTATGGAATGAGCAGCAAAACTGCAAATGACAAATACAATGGTGGTCTATCCACATATCGTGCGTCAGAGGGACGTACAGTGGAGGTTCCTTACCGTGGACCTGTATACAATACGATACAAGAAATTCTTGGTGGTTTGCGCTCGGCTTGTTCTTATGTTGGTGCTTTTGATTTGCCTTCTCTATACTCCAATGGTACATTGGTAAAGGTTAATCGTACAATCAATAACATTTTTGAGGAACATGAAATATGAACATTTTTGTTTTAGATAAAGATCCCTATGTTGCTGCACAGATGATGTGTGATAAGCATGTTGTAAAAATGATTCTTGAAGGTTGTCAGATGCTTTCAACAGTTCATTCTTTAGATGTAATACAAGACAATAAGCCTACGTTATACAAGCCATGTTTTCATAATCACCCATGTACTATTTGGGCAAGAGCATCTAAGTCCAATTATTACTGGTTAGCCAATCATACTTTTGAATTGACAGAAGAATATACTGCTAGATATGAAAAGGTTCATAAGTCTACTAGTATGGCACATTGGTTTAAACACAACGCACCAAGCAATCTTCCAAATACTATTTGTACTGACTTTGCACAAGCAATGCCAGAACAATATAAGAACGTTGATGGTGTAGCCGCATATCGGGCATATTACCTTGGAGAGAAAGCCAGGTTTGCTAAGTGGAAACTTGGTAATGTACCAAAATGGTTTACTTCGCAGGTTTCTTCTGACGAGTTGGTTCAGACACCATAGCATCCGATAATGCTTTCATTCTTGCAGCAATACCAGTTTTTTCTTTTACAGACTTCCTGTAATCAGATGCATTTAGAAATTCTTTACCTGCTTCAGCAAAGTTGCCAGAATTTAAATGTCTCAATGCCGTTGGTGATTTACCTAACATGCCTCTAAATTGTTCTGATGCAAGTTGAGACTGTAATTCAGGAGAATATGTTTCAAACTTTGGAACAAGTTTTTTAACTTGTGGAAGTCTTTTAGTAACATCTCTTGCCAATAATTTATCAGCCTGTTCAGGTGTCATTCTTCCACCTTTACGCAAAACACCAGATCCAAAATTTGGATCTTTTTTGTGTTCGTCTGGAAACACTTCTTTAAAAATTTCTTCTGATTGTGGTGTAACTAGATGTCCGTGACCAATGGTATCTAAATTTTTACTGTCTTTATATACACCTAGAATTTTTTCTTCATTCCCAGCAGACTCATATTCTTTAATAACCTTGCATATTCCATTAATATCACATTGTACATTTTGATTTTCTTCAGCCAAATATTGTTTAAATGTTTTCATGTAATTGTTGCTTGCTATTGTTATTAGAAGTGATATAATTATATTATACAAAGGAACCCACTATGAGTAATGTAAAGATATTTAGACTTAATTCCGGCGAAGAAATTTTATCAAGATTTACTGAAAACGAGACATCGTGGACTTTAAAGGATCCTGCGATTCTTGTACCCATGCAACAAGGTCAAATCGGTCTTATGCCTTGGATGATGTACAGCAAGGCTGCAAAGGGTGTAACTATTCCCAATACATTTATTGCTTTTACAGTTGAGCCACTTGATGAACTCAAGGCTCAGTATGATAGTAGTCTCAATAAGGGAATTATTACTTCTGGTAAGGGAGTCGACCCACTCTCACAGCTGAAGTTGTCTGTGTAAAATATGAATATAGATCATGTGATTGAAAATTTTGTTCCTATTGCCAAACCCCTTTCAATGGCAATGGAGAGACAAAAGAAGCATATCTCATTAGTAATCTATAAGCGGAAAATTATCGCGGTGGGTCAGAATGTATTTAAGACCCACCCCGATACTTTTCGTTTGGGATACCGTGGTTCTGACATGCACTCAGAACTAGATGCTTACCGAAAAATTCCAAAATCATTAAGAGGAGAAAAATTAACTCTCCTCAATTTTCGTTTTAATAGATTTGGTAACTATAGAAATTCTAAGCCCTGTTCAATATGTGCTAAGTGGTGCAACGAAGCTTTTCATAAAATATATTACACCGATGATGAGGGTGTACATATTCTATAAATATTAAGTTCGTAAGGGTGATCATCTATGCCAAAAAAAGCGTGTTGTTGTAATAAATGTAGTTGGTGTGATAGAGATCATTGGTATAGGGATACATACAATAGTAGTGATCCTTTTGCTAATGAAGGAATATTAGAACAACCAACTCAACCCAATTGGGCATCTACCGGTACTATTACTACAGAGTTACCAAGTGTTGGTCACCCAATGACTGGTTTAAATTTAATTAATTGTGACGATTGTCCTCCATGGGGACAAGACTCACAGAGTTGTTGTGAAATAGGTAGACAACCAGATGTTGCTCGAATAAAAATAATAGATCCAGAAGATCCCCTTGCAGGTCTTACAAGTTCTTTTAGAACTCCTTCCATTTTATTAGATATACCATCATATGGATGGGGTGATGCTGCATTCTATGGTGATATTTCTCCATGTTGGTTCAATGGAATCAATATGACAAATGTTGATCTTTTTTCTGGAACTACAGGTTGTTCTGGTGCTTCTGGTCCAGGACCAGCAGGACCTACTGGATGTTGTGGTCCATCTGGATTAAGTGGTTCTACTGGATGTTGTGGTTCTGTTGGATGTTGTGGCACATCTGGATATACTGGTTTGGATGCATGTTGCCAACCAACATATTATAATGATAATCACTTTTTTAATTTTACATTTGAATTAAAAATAGAAAAATATAATAGTCAAGGAAATACATATTCAACAGTTATTGATATTAAACGTACTGGTCCTGCTAGAAATGTAAGACCACATCCAGATGCTTGCCACTCGTTTAATGTAAATGAAAATTATCCTTGGAGAGAATTATCAAACTGTGAAGTATTTTTTGATACATTTAATGATGATGGAATTCCTGCTATATGTACACGTGATTTTGCTCGTATGCCTCGTGGACCCTGGCCATATAGATTTAAAAAATATATGGATGTAGATAAAAATGCTGCAGCATGTTATTCTAATAATGCAGTTTTTGATGGATCATTATTTACTAAAGAACAAGTTGCAGAAGCTCTTGCAGATCCAGAATCATATCCCGATACTCCTTGGATAAGACAATGCCCTTTAGTGCAAACTAAATGTTCTGGAATATTTGGTCAAGATGTTGATGCTTGTTGCAGTGGTACTTTTTTAGATCCTGATCAAATATGTACTCAATTAGATCCAGACAATGGAACTCCATTTGGATGGGAAGACGTTCCAGAAGGTTGTAAAGCATATTCCAATTCAAATCCTAATTTTGTAGGAAGTCTGCCCTTCGATGGAAGTACAGCTAATATGCATTTCTTTGGTTGGATGAATCCTTTCAATAGATACACCACACCTGAATGGGATTTATATGAAGGTCCAGCCGGATTAACTGGTACAACTATTTGTGGTTGTGATGGAACAGGTTATACATGTGCACCATCTGGATTTTGTGGAGCATGTGGAGCATGTGGAGCATGTGGCCCACAAGGATATACATTAGGTTTATCAAGTAAAAAAGTAAGTTTAAATGTAATTGTTCCAACTCAATATGATTTTGGAGTAGAGGAAGGTGGAAAAAATCCTTTTTGTAGCCCAGATGCAGGCGCACAGGGTTTAGGGTTTGGTGAATGGTGTTTTGGTATGGATTATGAAGCAACTGATGAAATTGGTGCACTAGAACTTGCTGGATATCAGTGGTCTAATGGAAGAGAAGCAGATGGTATATGGATTCATCAAACACCAACTAGTGCATTAAGAGTATTATTTACTTTAGATCATAGTGATATTGCTCCTGGAAAAGTGTGGAGAGTCTTTAGAGATTGGGACGTTACAGTATGTAATAGAGTAAAGATTTTTAATGCAGGTACTACACAAGAAACTAAATTTAGAATTAGTTTAAAACAAAAAGTAGAAGAAGTTCAGTTTTCTAGTCTTGGTTGTGATTGTCCATCCGGAATTACAATTAATGAAGATGGTAAAACTGTAAGTATTGAAGATGCTTGTGATGATCATGTTATATTTGGTGAGTTTGAAGAATCACCATTTGCTTCTTGTTGGGAATCTAATATAGATGGACCAAATTCTGGTTATGTTGGAGGACGTGTATCTTTTGCTGAACGTGGTCCAATTATTATTAGAGCAATAGTTGAAACTGATGAAACCGGATGTTCTAATTGTTCTGGACCAAATGATCAAGCATTTACAAATTGTGCAGAAAAATTTGGCTCACGCACTCACCCCCTTACTAATATAAATCCAAAGGGTGGACAATTGATGATTGTCAATGGTTCGGGTGTTGCGTGTCCAACCGACTGTCCTATTGAATTTCCCAAATACGGTACTTGGCCTACTGAACCAGTACAAACATGTATAACTAAATGTTGGACTTTATTGGGTGCAGGATGTTCTCCTAATTTATATATTCCTGCTGGTGATCTTAAAATGATTGATCCCCCAGACAGTGTATATGCAATTTTTAAAGAACACGGAGCACGATTTGATGATGCGATTGCTGATATTCCACGTGCTGCTGGACATAAAGGTTATGTTGGGGTATTAAGATATAGAAGTTCTTATATGCCTATATCTCAATCATCATCTGCCATAGAAAATGAATTAAACTTTAAGTATGAAGATGGAAGTGAGGTATTTGGTACCCATGTTCATCAATATGAAGAATATAGATGTATTTCTGGAAATATATGTGGTAATGAATTCTCTAAACCCAGAGATATTTTTCAAAATGCAAGAATATATGTAGATGAATGGCCATCGATAGCTAGAGTAGGCAATTGTATTATACATTGTCCATGTGGTGCATCCAATACTACTGAAGAACCAGAACCAGAAATACCAGAACCAGGACAACCCTGTAGGGATGGATCTTTTCCTCCATGTAGTGATGTATTTAATGGTGGTTTTTGTGCAGGAGAAGGTGGATTTGCAATATGTCCTTGTAATAAAGATAATCCAAATGCAGCAAATATTGGACCATTTTTGTTTCCAAGTTATGGGTGTAATACAAATATATCAAGAATAAATGGATATGGTGCTGCAGATTTTAATTATACTTGTTTTCCAGAAATTCCACAGGGAGTATATGAACCAACCTGTTTAGATAATAACGATATCCCACATAGATTTGGATTGGACTCTGAAAGATTTTATTTTACAGCATTTGGACAAGTTGATGCTTATACTGGCCTCGGCAATTTAGGATGTGCTGCAAGATGTTCGTGTCCAGCCCCAGACCCACCAACTGGATGTTTTAATGAAGATGGATCATGTCAATTTTGTGGAGGTGCGGGAAGTGGTATTGGATTTGGTTTTCCTAGAAATATGATGATTAATTGGAAAAAATATTTATGCCACCAACGTTCAGTAGATGGTTATAAAATTCCACCCGATATCATGGGAAAATTTGAATGGGGGTGTGGTGCTAAAGATGGAATTACAGGAAGTACAACTGCTAACGGATGCGATGTAGCATGGTCAGTAGGCGATTGTGTGCAAGCAAATGTACCAATTAATTCACTATCTACTACAATAGATAGACTGAAAGCTGTCAGTGATCTAGATCCAAATTATCATATTAGATTTGAAAAATATAATATAATGTTTGATGATGTATTTGATCAAATAAACAGAGATGAAGAATTGTGCCCATGGGATACTACATATGAACCAAATTCAGCAAGAAGTGGGTTGACATATGGTAGAAATCATATTATAATAAAAGCACAAGGTCCATACTAACTTATGCAAAACATTTCTTTAAAACAAATTGTTTATTGTGAAACAAATAAATCTAAAGCATTTCATAGAATTAATTGTACCCAGTGGGTTGTAGAAAATGCTGGAAAGTGTGCACCATATTGTACTTTAAAATCCAAGCATGTGTTAGCAAGTGATTGTTCTAAGTGTGAGGTACGAATTCCCTTGGTTGAAACTATAGAACCAGCTATTAAATCTAATGTAATAAAAGATATGCAAAGTTTAATACCACAACAAAATCTTTATACAGCTGTACCGGTACCAAATAATGTTGATCAAAGTTTCTTATCTAAGGCTGCACAATATTCAAAAATTGAAGGATCACAATTATTAACTGGTAAAGTATCTGAGGCAGTTTTTGAAAAAAGAAAAGCTTTATGTATGTCTTGCCCAAGACGAAATAATTTTAAACCAGATTCAGAATCTATTGGTTGGTGTTCTAGTTGTGGTTGTAGTGCAAAGAATCCAAGAGCAGCCCTTTCACATAAATTATGGATGCCAGATCTTGTATGTCCTTTAAATAAATTTCCTAAAGAGGTTGGTGAAGGATTTAATACTGCAGATGCATTAGATTCTGTAAAAGGAATTATTCAATCTGTTGGTGACCTTTTTAAGAAAAAAGAATTTGATGAAGAAATCAATACAGAGCAGAAAGAATAAATAGTATACTATGTCATGCATTAAAACAATCTTAAATTTTCAAAATGAATTACGCCTCCATCACTGGGGAACTAAGTCATATGCCGCACATATAGCACTAGGAGCTGCCTACACGGGCATTGATGCTCTATTAGACTCTTTTGCCGAGACTTATATGGGAACGCTTGGTAAGGATGAATTGAGAGATATTAATGAGTTGACTTTAAACGGACCATATAAAACAACTGCTATGCAGGTGTTGAGTTCATTTGAAGATTATTTAACCGAAGAAGTACCAAAAGAACTTGGTGGGGATCAAACTGCATTGTTAAATATAAGGGATGAGATGCTTGCTTTGGTACAACAAACCAAGTACTTACTAACCTTGTCTTAGGAGTTAATATGAAAATTTCAGAACTAGTTTACGAAGTCCGAAAACTAGCACGCAAAGAAGAAGATCCTATAAACAAGGATCTTTTTTATCAATGTGCTAAATCATTAGAAATTCTTGGAAATCTTGCAAAGATATCCGATCTTGCTGTTGCAGAACACAATGCTGCAGATGAACCATCGATTGATTATGATGGTGACCTTAAATGGAATGTAGATGATGTAACTCTATCAATGATGGATGAACACATTGATGATCTTATTCAACATGGGTTTATGGATCCTATTGATCGCTGGCCCTATGGTGAACAACCATTTACTAAGTTTGTTGCCAAATATGCTCAGAGTCATTTCATCAAAGATTCTAAAACAGAATAGACCTTTGTTGGAATAGATACATGACTTAAAACAGCCATGTTAGAAGGCATAATGCGTAAAACGCATTTGCTATAATATGGATCTTGTTTGAAAGAATAGAACTTTCGTGATTTTTCCATCATGAAATGGCTATAGATGTATACGTGAGCCCGTTTTGAATACATTTTTGTATCAATTTTTAATTTAAATTCATTAATTAACCGAACGGCTCGTTTTTCACAGTCTCTTTCCATAGAACGAACGATAAAAAATGCTCTCTTAACATCTTTTGGAGCATAATTTTTACCTTTTAGCCATCCATCTACGATATTTGAGGCTTTATATGACTTTTCATAGACTTTACTGCTATTAATGTATTGTAAAAAATGACAATATTCATGAACTAGTACGTGTAAAAATTGATTACAATGTCTGGCAATACGAATAGCCTTTCCAGACTCATCAAAGCACCCAGAACAGCGAAAACCATCTACATTGACGCATTTACCACGTCCAATGATAAGTTTCATACCATATTGGGCAAGTTGTTTACGTACAAATTTTATAAACTGATGACTCGTCTGTTCCATAAAGTCCTCCTCAGTCAGTATTATTTAGAATAATGGCTTGACAGGTCAGATATAGGGTGTATAGTGTAGTAACTTCTTATAAGAAAGGAAAGTTCTATGGATATTACTACTGTTGACCGTCCGACAAAGATTCAGAGAGTGTTTGATTATATGCGAAATGGCACTCCTCTGAATGCATGTGAAGCCCGTAAGCGTTTTAAGGTTGCAAATATGCGCGCAACTATGAGCAATCTTCGTGAGGCTTTTGATCGTATGGACCTAAAGTACACCGTAGTTCGTGAGACCGTTAAGGGTCGTGCACACTACCGAGTTGTTCGCTCACGTAGTCGGTAAAATTTGTAAAATTTTTGTTAGACCTAAGACCTCCAGTAATGGGGGTCTTATGTTTTTATACTAAAGTATATTGTAGACAGTCCACTCATTACACAATATATTGATGTTGATGTAATATATGAATCTATGATGGCATATGCTCCGTTATATCCAGGAACCCCATAACTTTTATAAGCATATCCCAATGGAATTTCTCTCGCAGCATCACTATATGTTTCTAATGAATATCCTAATATAGACGGATGACTTAAATCAATTTTTAAAGTTGTATTACCACTTGGTTGTGTTAATGTTACTAATGATGCTGACGTTGTAACATTTATATTTAAGGCAGCAATATTTGTAGTTGATGTTGGTGAACTTATTGTAATATAAATTAAATTATTAAATGATGGAGATATTATACTAAATGGAGTTGATATACCACTTCCATATATTAAATCATAACACGATTTGCAGTTTACGAAACTAGATAAGTATCCAACGGCTATTTTTGAAGTTCTTAATTGTGATTGATTTAAAGTTTGGTTTTCATAACAATTTATTAAATCTTTAGTTAAAGCGTCAGATATTGTATAAATTCCAGTTACATTAGACTGTTGTGGATATGTAATTAGGGATGGATATCCACGCATATATAAATCAACTGAAGTATTAGTACTTGAAAAATCTTGAAAAGTTCCACCTGATGCAAAATATAATAGTTCAGTAGAGTCTTTTAGTTGTGTAGTTCCACTTACTAAAATACGTTCAGCGTTGTTTAATGTACCACCTGATATTTCAATGTATTCTTCAAAACCATATGCTGACCCAAGAATACCCATACTATTGAATGTAATTTTAGAAAGATTTGGAAGAGAGTTTACTAAAAAATACCCAATAGTTCCACCGGTAGATGTAAAGGTATACTGTGGAGTATCTACAAAATTATCTTTTCCGTAATAATTGTAGTCAGATGTTGCAGTCAAACCCGAAACAATAGTAGCAATGATAATATGATTATCATTGAT